ATTAAGTATCTACGCCACCGGTTCGGAAGTATTAACCTATCAGCCATATTTCAATCCTTACCCACAGATACTAGTACACTAAAATTTGGAGGTTTTAACTATGGGCAGAATCTATACTGTTACCGCACAAAACATGACACTGGTCACGGCGTGCCGGGGGCTGGTTACACTATGCACGGCTGCCGCTAAATCAACGGCCGGCGGAGAAATAAAAATCAAACGGGTGGAAATAGGGCAAACCCACACCACTGTGGCGCAGATGCTGACAGTCCTGCTTTCCAAGCGTGATCAAGCGGCTACCCTCACCGTGGTTACGGCGGCTGGGGCGGTACTGCCTATCATCCATGGCGGGGTTGCATCCGCGTTCACTACCAACAGTACCGATGGTAAAGTGGCGCTGCAGGCTGGCAAACAGGTAGCCGTGGATAGTAACGGAGCCTATGAGGACAAATACGCAGGTACTTTCTGTAATCTCAACGGCTTCTTGTGGATACCCACTCCGGAAACGGAAATTACTATTGGTATCAACTCGGTATTTGTGGTCAGGTTGGCTGCTGATCCTACGGACTTTGCGGGCTGGAACTGCTCTGTAATGTGGGAAGAACTTTAAGCGGAGTCTTGAATGACCTCTAGAATTTGGAGAATACCGCCCCGGCCGCAGCCGCGGATACCGGTGTATGTTCCGGGTGCAACTTATCCCCCGGACCCGCCCACCGGCTTAACCGCCACCAAGGGAACGCATACCGATAAGGTGGCCCAGGCGTGGACTAAAAGCACCACTCCCGGTGTTACCGGCTACCGCGTGTCTAGAGACGGTGCGGATGTGTCCGGCCTCCTGGGAGACGTTGCCAGTTGGGAAGATACCGGCGCGGCCGCTCCCACCATCACCCCGGGCACGGGAACCGCCAGTGACGGTACGAGTAAGACCGTGGTGGCTTTGGCTTTATCCGGGCACAGCGCCAATAACGGGACCACGCACACCTATAAAGTGGTGGCGGTCAAAGACGGCGTAAATAGCGCGGACTCCAATACGGATACGGGGTACCGGGGCGTGGGCGCTCTGGGCCTGCAATGGCAGGTTAGCGCCGCGGATTCTGATGCGGACTATACCAACATCGCCGGCGGCACCACGGCCGCTTACAATTACACCGGGGCCCCGGCGTTCCCGGACGGCAGATACTATAAATGTGTTCTCACCGCCACCGGCGCTGCCTCACAAACTACCGCCGCCGATCGCGGCTACCTCATGAGTTTGTACCTCATCCGCAATCAAGTCAGCCTGGCGGTCAAGAACGTGGCTGGGCAAACCCTCGCCGTTATTCCGGAGGCCTGGGTCATCCACCCGGATATCA